CCAAGAAGGCGGCTCAGGTGGGCATGACAGTGGCTGAGACCCTGAGGGCCATCCACGAGGCCAGTTTCGGCCATAAGAACGTGATCCACACGCTCCAGACCTCGGATGTCATTAAAGGCTTTGTAGCGCCTAAGGTTAATCCGATAATCGAATATAATCCTAAAATTAGAGCTTTGATGAAGGTAGACAGTGAGAGCCTGAAGCAGTTTGGCGAAAATTTTATTTACTACCGTGGCGCTCAGGCCGAGAGTCAAGCTATTAACATTACGGCCGATGTGTTAAATATTGATGAATATGACCGCTCCAACCAAAAAGTCGTTGAAGTCTATCGGTCGCGGCTGGACGCCTCGCCAGACCCCAAAATTCGTTATTTTTCTAATCCAAGCGCTATCGGTTTTGGCGTTGATGGCTTGTATCAGCAGTCTGACCAGCGGCATTGGTTTATTACTTGCCATCGCTGTGGTCATGCTAATTTTATGGATTGGCAGCCTAGCGACGAGTTAAACCACTATGTCGATGTCGATAAAGCTATATATGCCTGTGGCAAATGCGGTAAGGAGATTACTGACAAAGACAGGATTAACGGCGAATGGGTGACTAAATATCCAGATCGTAAGATTCATGGCTACTGGGTCAGTCAGCTGATGGCACCCTGGGTCAGCGCTCAGCATATTATAGAAAAGCAGATAACTTCCAGCACTGAGTATTTCTATAATTTTGTGCTGGGTAAGGCTTATACCCCGACTGATTTGATAGTTAATCGAGATACCATCTTGCGGGCTTGTAGCCCTAGCTTGATTCCCAAGGTCCAGGTGGCGATTGGTGTTGATAATGGTGTAGTTAAACACTGGGTGGCTGGTACGCCCCAGGGCGTCTTTGACTATGGCAAGACTGAAAGCTGGGAGGAGATCGAGCGATTACTGCTGATGTATAACGCCGTTATGGTGATTGACGCTAACCCTTATCCGAATATCCCTAAACAGCTGGTGGAGAAATATAAAGGTCGGGTTTTTATTAACTATTACAAACGGGACAGCAAGAACTTAGGGATTGTGCTGTGGCGTGAGGGTAAGGAGTATGGTGTGGTGACAGCTGATCGAACCAAGGTCTTCGACTTGGTGGCTAATGAGATTGCCGAGAGTCGTCTGTTATTTCGTCAGACGCCGCACCAATTAGAGGGATATATCAGCCATTGGGCTAATATCTATCGGACGGTTGATACTGATGCTAGGGGCTTAGAGCGGGGCGTCTGGGTGACGCAGGAAGGTCGGCCAGATCATTATTGTTTTGATGGGAGTACATTTATTAAGACTTTGCGTGGTGATATTAAGATTAAAAATGTAAGAAAAAGCGATCATGTTCTGACCAGTAAAGGTTATTGTCGGGTTACTAGGGCTTGGTTGACTAAGAAAAACGCTAAAGTTAAAAAATATAAATTTAGTAATGGCGCGGAAATTATAGCTACGCCTAACCATAGAATAGCTACTGAGAAAGGATTTATCCCATTGCACGATATAGTTTATTCCGATAAGATCAAAGTATGGTCAAGACCAAAACAATTATTTTCCAAGGCGTTACATATCGTCGATACCCAAATTCAAAAACTAGAAGCGAGAGAGTCTATTATATGCCAAACGGAACAGAACGGGCCAAGGGCCGCAAGCGTTATCACCAGGAACTCTGGATTCACTATAACGGTCTTGTCCCAAAAGGCTTTGTCGTTCACCACGCTGATGACAACTCCCTCAACAACTCATTGGACAATCTCGAACTTATCGAACGAGGAGAACATCAATCAAACCATAGTCTGCAACATTTCCAAGACCCTAAGTACGTTAAACGCAACAAACGACTATTGGATATTATCCGACCTAAGTCTCATGCTTGGCGTAGGACTGAGCAGGGTAAAAAATGGCATAGCGAACATGCTAAAAAAACTTGGTATCGTCGGGAGCCACTTTTGCTTAAATGTATTGGGTGTGGTACGGAATTTTTTAGTTACTGGAAACACCATACTAAGTGGTGTTCAAGAGCGTGTATCAATCGAATTTATCAGCGAAAACTTAGGGCAAAGAAACGTCTACAATCTAACAGTTGAAGGCAACCACGAGTACTATGCTAACGGAATCTTAGTCAGTAATTGTCATGCCCAGATTTACCAGCGTATTGCCTTGTCTCGGCAGCTAGGCGCCTCCATGGGTATTGGCTTTGTAGAGCCGTTGACAAAAGAGAAGCCTAAGGCTGATTATATTAATAGTGAGGGCAAGTTGGTTACCGACTTGTCTGAACAGATAGAAGAAGCCCTGTCGGGTGATAATATAAGCACTGATTGGCGTTATCAATGATTACTCAAACTCCTGAAAAAGACTATCGAACAAGAGTCACGGTTTTTTTGCAAGCTGATGGTCGTCAACGCTATTTCAATTTTTACTGTATCTATTGTGGTAATAAAGTTTGTGAGCTAAGCGGTGGTCAGGTCTACATGCTGCGGGACCTAGACGATATTTCTAGGCAGTCCGATAAGCCTAAACAAAATGTTCGTTGCTATGGTAAGTTCTGTCGGGCTTGGTTCGAATTTACCCTGAATTGAATCTGTTATCTTGACATTCATACCAATTTTTGTTAGTATTGAATCATGGATATTTCAGGTTATGAGGGATTGTATAAAATCTATAAGGATGGTCGTATATGGAGTCATCGGAGACAAATGTTTCTTAAACCAATCATTAATATTTGGGGCTATGCTGAAGTAGCTTTATCTTTTAATAGTCGTCAGAAACGTGTTCGGATTCATAGACTGGTAGCTGGAACTTTTTTGAAGTCAGTTTCTGGAAAATCTCAAATTAATCATAGGGACGGGAATAAGCTCAATAATCATGTTTATAATTTAGAATGGTGTGATCAGATTGAGAATATAGCTCATGCGGTTGATAATGGCCTAGTGCAGGATTTTAAAAATCGTAAAAGAACATCCTTGTTCAGAATTAGGCGGATTAGAGAGAGATTTTTAGGAGGTGAAACTGTGCCGCAAATAGCTAAAGTTTATTGTTTGTCTGCTAGAACTGTTAGAAATATTGTATATGGGAGGGTTTATAAGAATATTTATCCTGAGTTAGTCTCTAGATGGGAGAGGAGACGGCCGGACCACGGTACTCATAGTCGTTACTGTAAAGGCTGTCGTTGTGATAGCTGTCGTTTAGCTCATGCTATTTACAATCGCAAAAGGCCCTGAATCAAATACTGTAGGTGTTAATTTCGTGGTAAGCTTAGAATAGATGGCAGATTCTGAATTTATTAATCAATTAGACCCACAACAAGTAACCGATGAGGCTACTGCTCTGTTTGATCTTGGCCTGGATGACGATAAATTAGTTAAGCTATTAGTTGATGAGTTAGATAAAGACATCGGCCACTGGAACGAAAAGCCCTGGCGGTTGCAAGAAACCGATGAGCAAAATATTAAGTATTATCTGGGGGACCAACTGGACCTTAGCCAGTTTTTACCTCACCAAGCACCTTATATAGATAACCGTCTGTTTACTAGCATTCGAGCTATTTTGGCCTACGTCTGCGGTCAACTGGCTAAGCCTTCGATTCTGCCTTCCAAGACTGATGACAAGTATCAGCGTATTAGCCGGCAGATGGAAGAAACTCTTTATCAACATGCCCGTGACCATGATGTCAACGAACAGTTGAAATTGGCAGTTAAGAATCTGTTGGTTCGCAAGCGTGGGATACTGAAGCTGCGGTTTGATGAATACTATGGACCCTTTGGTGATATCTGCACCGAGAACGTTGATCCGGCTGATGTGGTGGTCAGTCGTTACGCTCGTTTTGGCTGTGACCCTGATCGTGTTTATTTGCGTCAGAAATGTACTATTGAGGAGTTAATTTCAAAATTCCCTGACAAAAAAGCTAAGATTTTGGCTTATTTCAGTGTTGTTCGTGAGGTTCATTCTCAAATGTCGCGAATGATAACTTACTGGGAGTGCTGGTTTTCTTATTGGGACAAAACCAAGAAGCAGGGGCTGGCCTGGTTCTTGCCTAACGCTGCCTGGCTACTGGGCAAAATGGAAAACCCTAACTGGATTTATACTGGCGACTCAACTCAGGAGCGACTTATTAATATGACCTTTGAGCCGGTAAAACCGTTTATTTGGTTGAACTATGTTAGTACCGGTCGCAGTTATATTGACGAGACCTGTCTGGTTGACCAGGCCATGCCGTTGCAAAATATTCTTAATAAGCGTGGCCGGCAGATTGTGGAAAATGCTGATTATGCTAACCCGCGCACATTGGTTGATAAACGGGTTATGAATGAAGCTGATGCTAATAGGTTTATTAATAAGCATCCTAAGACTATCGGTTTAGTTGACACTACTTCAACAGCCAATGACATCGAGAAGTCGGTTAAGGTAATTCCAGGTCAACAATTACCGGATTTTGTGTTGTCCGATAAGTTTGATACTCGTAATGAAATTGATGTGATGATGGGCACACCCAATGTCTTTCGGGGAGAGCAACCGACTGGCAAACGTAATCCGACACTCGGCCAGGATATGCTGATTAAAAATCAGGCTGGAGCCTTGCAGGATGATTTAGTGCGGGTGGTTGATAATGCAATGGCCCAATACTATACCTATTTATTACAAATGATGAAGGTCTATCTGCCAGATGATTATTGGTTAATGACTAAAGGCGGCAAGGGTGAGTATGCCAAGATTGTTCTTAGTTCTGACCAGCTCGACACTAATGTTCGTATCAGCATCCAGACTGACTCGACATTACCGCTAGATAAACAAAGCCTGCGGGCTACTGCCCTTCAGCTAGCTCAGATTCCTGGTCGGATTGATGATTTGTCCTTGTATGAAATGCTGGGGTTGCCTGATCCTGAGAAATTGGCTGAGCGGGTTCAGCGCTACAACTTAGACCGCATGACTTATATGGAGAGCATTGAGCAGAAATTGTGGAACGCCGAAGCTGAGTCTGACATTACTTTATTAATTAACGGACGTCAGCCGGAGGACCGTGATAATTACTCAGAAGATTACCTGAACTATTGGAATATGTTTATGACAACCAATCGTTTTATGAAATTACCGACTGGCATTCAACAGGAATTAACTCGCTATCTACAAATGATAGCTGATAAAGCGGCTGTGACTGAAGCAATGCGGGATTCAATGCTTAATCCGGCTGGTATCCTTGATCGGCCACCAATGCCTAAGGCACCCGATGTGCGGGTCTTTGGGCAGTTGGATTCAGAACGAGCCGCTCAACTATTGGGTATGCCGCCTAAACCAACTGGTTCACAGCCACCGGCTGAAGCTCAGTCCGGTAGCCAGGGCGGTTCTAATCCTCGTATTAAGAATCCGACTCAGTTCACCCAAGGACCATAAAAGCGTATAATTATAAGTAAAGGAGAATACAATGGTAGCAGACGAAAATGCTCAGGCCACGGCACAGTCCGAAGAAGAATCTAATGATGAATCAACTGAAGAAAAAGAAGGGGTTGCTAAAAATGAAGCCGAGAATCAGGCGACCGAGGAGGAATCAACCAATGAAGGCGGTGAGGTCGAGGATGAATTGCGAGATGCTCTTGGCGATGAAGTCAAAGGCGATTTGAAACCTAATAAAGACTTTACGGATAAAGAGCAGGAGGCGACTGATACTGAGGAAGAAGAATCAGGAGAGGAGGGCGAGGAAGCAGAAGGCGAAGCAGAGGCGGTTACATCTGGCGGAGATGAGACGGAAGAATCAGAAGCTGATACATCTGAAATAGATGCTTATAGGACGTCAGCAGTCGATCCAGGTGACTTCAAGCCAGCGGGTGATTACTCATTTGAAGTTACGACTCTAGATGGCAAGAGCCATAAGATTTCTTCGTCGGAGGAGGCTGATAATTTTGCGGTAGCTTTAGACAAGAATCCAGAACTAATATCAGCTAGTCAGTTCGTGGCCTTCAACCGCGGTCTGGCTCGTATGGAGCGGTTATTAGAGGCTGAACAATGGGCTTGGAAAAACCAGAAAGAGGCTTTTGCTAAAGAGCAGGCTGTCACGGAGACCCGTAATGCTACTTTGTCCCAGTGGGATAAAGAGATTAAATATTTACGAGAGCGCGGTGATCTACCAACTATAACTAGCCAGTTTAATAATGCTGATTGGGCTGATGCTGAGATAGCTAAAGAACCGGCTGTTAAAGAAACGATTGAACTATTTGATTGGATGGAAGGAGAGAATGGTCGTCGTGAGAAAGTCGGACTAGAGCCGATTAAGAGCGTTCTGGATGCTTTTGAGATTCGTGAAGCTCAAACTTTACGTCAGGAATTAAAAGGTACTAAAAATAAAGCCATAAAAACTCGTCAGGCTAAGGGTGCTATGGTTGGTGGTAATGCGCCGCATGTCCCCAGTAATACACCCAAAGATACAATCATTGGTGAAGGTGGTTCATTGAATGATTTGGTTACCGAATTTTATAATGGTTAGATTTGTTTAATGCGAAGGATTGCTATATATGAGGGGATGAGGCAGGGTAGAAATAGTCCTAAGAGATTAGTAGCTTATGCTAAAGTTGATGATGAAGATTTTGAATGGTTGTCTGTTCTGGAGTGGAAGCCTCAACGGTCAGCCCATGGTTTAAAATTTTATGCGGTCACCCTAATGGATAAAAAATATCAATTTATGCATCGGCTGATATTGAATACGCCCGAGGGGAAGGAGACGGATCATATAAATCGTAATACTCTTGATAATCGAAGGAGTAATTTGAGAGTTGTGACAGCTTCTGAGAATAGAGCTAATCAATTGAGTGTTATAAATAGTAAGTCTGGTAATGTGGGAATACATCGGGAGCGTAATAAGTGGCGCGTACGAGTGCGCTGGAATGGTCATTTGCTACATCTCGGCTATTTCAATAATTTAGATGAAGCCGTGAGGGTCAGGGTGCGAGCCACTTCCTAGTTGCATAATTCTATATAAGTATGTTATTTTTAAAACAGAGGAAACCACCGCTGGTGGTTTTTTTGTTTATATAAGAATTATATAAGAACAAGGAGCTAATTAAATGGCCGCAACAGCCCAAGACGCCCGTGTCACCAGCTTGACGCTAGAGAAAATTCTACCCAAGGTAGTTGATACGGTTAATAAATCAAGTTGGATATTGAATCGTAAGTTTGGCAGCCCACAACCGTGGAATGGCCGGCATGTTCAGCAACCAATTACGACTACTAACTCAACTTTGGGTACGTCATTTAAAGGTACTGAAACCTTTAGTACGTCGGTTGATTTTGCACCGATTAATATGACTTGGTATGCTACTGGCTATGCCCAACCAGTGACAATCTCGCAAGTTGAGCGCGGTATGAACCAGACACCATTGGGTGTCATCAACCTATATAAGGCTTCAGCTGAGTTTGCTCAGAATTCGATGGCTAACTCTCTCGGCACTATTCTTTATGGTTCAGGCGCTGGTAATGACTTTGATGGTTTGGGAGCAATCGTTGATGATGCGCTTAATACTTCGACCTATGCTGGTCTATCGCGCACAACCTATGGTAACTATATTAATTGTGGTGGTTCAACTGGTGATATTGTAGCCTCAGGCGGTGTACTTGATCTGGAAACTATGGACAGTGCTGATGATGCGGCTACGGTTTCGGGATTAGACAGTGAAACGCCTAATGCCATTTTGACAACCAGAGCTATTTTTAGCCTTTACGGTAATTTACTGGAGCCAGTTAAAGTAGCTCAATATAATGCCCTAGGCGGTGGAAGCTCCCGTGGTGATGCGGCTGTAGCTGCTAACCCACAAAGCTCGATGCATGGCAGTGGTAGTTGGACCTCGCTTGATTATCGGGGTAAGCCGGTGGTCCGTGACGACAAATGTACGGCTCAGTATATGTTCTTTTTGAATGAACATTTACTGGAATATCACAGTCTGAGTATTCCTGGTTTGTCCAGCGTACGAGTGGCTAATCAAGTGACTGAGGGTGTTTACGATAAAGTTCCGCCTACTGCCTTCCAGTGGCGCGACTTGATGTCACCAGTGAACCAGCTAGCAGAAATTGGTATCTTTGTGGTCTATGGCCAGCTTATTCATAAAAACCCAAGGCGCAATGAGCGAATCAGAGCGATAACTGGCACTTAAGATAATAGGATTAAGGAGATTCAACAATGTTTGTAGGAAATAGAACAGTAACCGACCAAGACATCCGAACTATCAGTGCCACCAAGAGCGCCGGTATGCGAGTTGGTGCGACTGGTCTGACGGATGATGGGCGAGTTTATCGTTATTCGTTGGCTGGCGGGACTACGCTTGATCCAGGTAAGTTGTGTGTAGCTGCGACAGTCAATGCTGATGTAACTGATAAGCAAGTCGGTGAAACTGGTGCTGTCGGTGATACCTCAGTAACTATCGAAGCGGCTGGAGCCATTACTGCCGATACTTATGCTGATGGCTACTTAACAGTCAACGATGCGGCTGGTGAAGGTATTAGCTACTTAGTTAATAGTCATCCGGCGACTACTGCTGCGGCTGATTTACTGGTTCAGTTAGCTGAGCCTGTAAAGGTGGCTCTAACAAACGATACTTCTGAACTCACTCTGACCCAGAACCCTTGGTCTGGTGCAGTTATTTCTGTAACGGATCAGTTGGATATGCCGATTGGTGTACCAAATATTTCAGTGACTAATGCCTACTATGGTTGGATTCAAACTCGTGGCTTTTGTTCTGTTTTGGCTGACGAAACTATCGCAGTCGGTTCAGCAGTTGTAACAGGTGGTGGTGTAGCCGGCGCGGTTGAAACTCGCGATACCGACGACATTACGCCTAATGTTGGTGTAGCTGTTGTAGCTGGTGTAGATACAGAATACAGGGGTGTATTCTTGACAGTAGATTAGGTAATAAATTCTCGCCGTTTACCAGGCAGATGACCTGAGAGGGAGAACTAAAAAGGAGATAAGATGTCAAAATTAGCAAGAGATTATATACCAGCTCTAAGATATGGAGCTAAGATCAGGCCCCAGGAAATTCTGGGCGGTGGTTTCGGTCCGCAGGTTGGTAATGTTTGGTATGTTGATGGTGTCAATGGTGTTGATACTAATACCGGCAATAGCTGGAAAGAGGCTTTTGGCAGCCTGTATGCTGCTCATAATGCTGCTACGACTGACAACTTTGATGTTATTGTGGTGGCTTCAGCTGGTACAGGTTCAGGTTCTGGTACTAATGAATCAGCTGCTGTTTCTGGTGGTCTCTGGACGTTTTCTAAGAGTTTGATAACAGTAATTGGGGCTGCGGCACCTAGCCTAGTTAGCCCGCGTTCCCGTGTTCTATGGGATACGACTGGACAATCAACTACTACAGCTTTGCTGACGATTTCGGGAGCTGGTAATAGTTTCTATAATATCCAGTTAGCTACTTTTGTAGATAATAATATTTTGGTAACTCTAAGCGGTGACCGTAACTACTTTAGCGGTGTTCATTTTGCTGGTATTGGTGACGCGACAGCCGGCGATGATACGGCAGCTATCACGTTAGATATTAACGATGGTGATGAGAATGTTTTTGAAAACTGCATTATTGGTCTTGACACAGTTGCCCGATCAACTAGTAATACTGAACTTAAATTATCTGGTGAGTCACAGCGTAATATCTTCCGTGACTGTTTCTTTCCGACCTTCGCGGATGCGGCTACCCATACGTTTGTGAACGCATCTAGTTCTGGAGCGATTGATCGTTGGCAGCTGTTTCAACGCTGTTTGTTCCATAACGCTACCAACTCGACAGCTACAGCCATGACAGTGGCGATGGACACCCATGCTTCGGCCGGTGGTTCAATCATCCTGCATGATAGCTGGCTGTTTGGTGCAACTGACTGGGCTGACGACTTTACAGTCGTAGAAGTGGCTGGTGGCGCTCAAGCTACTGGTTCTAGTGCTGGCCTAATGGTGGCCGCCGCTTAAATTAAGGAGTTAATGATGGTTGAGAAGGAAAAAGCTGAACCAAAAAAGGCTCGTAGCCTTGAGTCTCACGCTGAATACGATCCTTCCTAGGAAGTATCATGCCCTGGACTCACGATTACGAATTAGAGTTTGATGCCGACCATAAATATGCGGGTCAGCTAGAATTAACTAGTTCTGGAACCTTGGAATATAAGTCTGATAGTGATTTAGAGGCTATGGCTGGCCAAATGGAAGATGAGTTAAAAGCTATTTTTGATAAACTTGGCCAGTTGTATGCGGCTTACGGCAAATTGAAGAAGTTTGAAGTTACCAAGAAGTAGTTGTCTTGAATTTCGTGGTCTAGGTGTGCTTAACTTAAAGTATGAGCAAAGATTTATTGCTGGCAAGGCGCCAGAAGGCGGAAGCTGACTTCAATCAGCTACTCAAACAAAGAGAGCAAATAGATATAAGGATGGCCCAGCTACAGGGTCAATATCAATTATTAACTGAGCAGTTGGAAGCTTTACCAAAGAAAAAGGAGAAGAAAGCTGAATTGATAGCTGCTAATGAAATTAAAGTTGAGGAGGAACCCAAAAATGGCTGATGATAATATTGATGAGACTAATGTAGTCGGTGCGCCGTTGCCACAAGCTCAGGTTGAACCTCAATCTATGCTTAGTGGTGTTGGTGAGGAAGCGGTGGTGACTGTCTTTAACCCTTTGAAGCAGGACTTCAGGGTACAATTTGCTAGGAGTCGGATTCATAGTCCTAAACTAGGTTCGGGCGAGCAATTCGCAAAAGATAAAGCTAATCTTGATTTGAGCAAGACTAACGCTCCTTTAACCCATGTGGTCCAATATCACGTTCTGAAGGCTGGCCAAACTGAGAATCTACCAGGCGATATAGCTCAAATTGCTGTTAGGCAACTAGTTAGTCACATTCTAATGGCTGAGGCAGGCAGGGGAGAGCCAAAATTAGTGGCTGATCCATTTGCTCGTAATCGGGTAGAGAAAGAGGTCGTGAGAAAAACCACAAATGCTATGGATTTCTTTAATAAACAGCCGGTTTCGGCTGAAGATGCTATCAAGGCCGAAATAGAAGAATTAAATCCAGCGGCCGATCCGCCACCAGGGCAAGGGATGTCTTATTAGGTTGTTGAGGTATGGTTATTGCGAAAGTTGTTTCAGGAAAAGTCTGTTTACAGTGTAGTAAAAGATATATAAAAAAGGCTAATCAGAGTCGTAAGCAGTGGGAACGACAAAAATTTTGTACTATAAAGTGTGGGACAATTTTTTATCATCCTGTTATTACTACACCTGAGCGTCTTAAAGAACAATATAAAAAGTGGGGAGATAAAAAGATCATTAATGGTTATTATAGAAAATTGAATCTAAAATGGCGACTTAAGGTCATAGATAGTTTGGGCGGTAGATGTTCTCGATGCGGATTTAACGATGTACGGGCTTTACAAATTGATCATGTTAATAATGATGGCAATATTGAGCGACAGAGTAAGTTAAAGAGTAGTATCCAGAGACATAAAATAGTATTAAATGACACTGAGGATAGGTTCCAGTTACTTTGTGCTAATTGTAATTGGATAAAAAAAGCTCAATATCACCAATCTAAATATGGAAAAATAGAATTATGAACCAAGCTCTGCCTCCCAAAGATGAGCTTCAGCAAGAAATTGTTGATTTAGCTAAAGAATCAGAAGACCACAAGGGTTATATTAAGCTTTTACAGCATGATATTGCTTCATTGGAGGTCACTAGACAGCGAGCTAGGGATGATGTCGAGGCGTTGAACAGCGAAGCTGAGCTGTTGGAGAATAAAATTATTGACCTGGATGCTGATTTTAAGGACCGTGAGACGACTACTACTGAGCAGTTGCTAGATATTCAGCAAAAGCTTAAACAGGCTCTACAGAGCCTGCATGAAGCTCAGCGCGAAGATAAACAGATACGACAAAATTGGGCTGACGAGCATATTAAGCTTGATAAGCGTCGGTCCGAGCTGAGACATCTGGAAGTAAAGCTGGGCAAGGACGAGAAGGGGGTCCAGAGCCTAGATGAATATATGAAAATGTGATACTCTCAAGATAGAGGAAACCGCCGACGGGCGGCTTTTTAATTTAAAACTAGGATTTATCAAATGGCATTCAGAACCTCCGCTAATATCGACAAAAATCACAACAAAGGCTTAATTGCCTCTAACGCGTCCGATAACGGTGTCTTAGTTCTGACCGGTGCGGCTCTGACCAATTCACAACCAATGCATGTAGCGGTGGTTGACAGCACTGGCGCTCATATTACGGCTTTATCAAATGTTCAATACACCGAAGCTGACACCGATACTACTATCACCGGCACAGCTATCATGTGGGAAGATGCGGCTGACACGCTCAGAGCCGTTTCGGCCACTAAACCTCTACCAGTAGATATTGTCGACGCTACTGGCGTAACTATAACTGTTGACTCGGAATTTCCAGCAGCTGCAGCCATCACCGATAACTTTGCCAATCCAACCACTACCAGCATCATGTCGATGGGGATGCTCTACGATGGCTCTACCTGGGATAGGGCTTTGGGCAACTCAACTGATGGGGCCTTGGTCAACCTAGGTACTAACAACGATGTGACTGTTACTTCTGGTGGTATTACCGAAACGAATTCGGCGGCG